CGGGGCTACGGCCAACCTGTGGAGAGGTTGACACGTGGAGCTTAGCGTCAGGTGCTCATGCGGTCGCGTAATGCAACGATCTGGCGTAGGCCGGGAACCGCTGTACCGATGCGGATGCCGGGCAGCCGTCACCATCACCGGCTACGCCCCGCCGCTCAACACCCAATGTCCCATCATCTACGAGGACGGGCACCGCTGCCGCCGGCCCAAGAAGCCGGGCGAATACACCTGCGCCGAATGCGCATTCATTATTGCGCGCGCGACCCTCGAAGTTCCTTCTCAGCGCCAGCGCCTCGCCAAGGTCGAGGCGTTCGTGATGATGGAGGAGGACCGGTCCGCCCTGTTTAGGGCCGACCGAGAGCGCAGAGATGCGTTCTTCGATGACATCCGCCAGCGCCAAGCGTTGATCGAGTGCCACGTCGTCTACTACGCGTTGATCAAGCCGGGTGTAATCAAGATCGGCACAACCCGCAACCTCGCTCGACGGATGAACGACTTGCGTCTCTCGTTCTCGGACGCTCTCGCAGCTGAGCCCGGCGATGAGCGCCTGGAGAAGATGCGCCACCACGAGTTCGGCGACCTTCGGGTACGCCAAGGAACTCGGCACGAGGACTTCCACGACAGCGACCGGCTCCGAGCCCACATTGCCACGCTCCTCGCAAAGTACGGGACGCCCAGTGATCTGGTGCATGACCTGCTGACACGCAAGGCGGCGGTTGTTGCGTAACGACTAGGTGGGCATGTACGTTGTGCCAAGATTCGACGAGTGTCGGACGACATCTCGACCAGGCCTGGCCATTGAGCTGGGCCTTTGTCTTATCCGGGTTGGGGAGATGCCATGCCCAAGCCAGGAAGTCGGCACGCCCGCGGGTACGGCAACGACCACGACGCACAACGCCGGGCATGGGCACCACGGGTGGCACGGGGTGAGGTCGACTGCCATGCCCTCAACTGCCTCGAGCAAAGCCGGCACATCAAACCAGGCAGTGACTGGCACATGGGCCACACACCCGATCGCACACGGTGGACCGGACCGGAACATCCGCTCTGCAACACAACCGAAGGCGCGAAGCGCGGAGCCGCAGCGAGAGCAGGACTTCAACACTCACGCGAATGGTGAACGTGCGATGACCTGCGGAAACGTTCGGCCGAAAAAATCTAGGTCCAAGATCCTCGGGACCCCTGTGCCAGCCCCCATTCCCTTCTCGGGCCCTCCATCTCACCGACAGTGAGGACCAATGCCAAATTGGCAACTCTGAGTGAGGTGACCGTGAGTGAAGGTCTCCTGCAAAGAGTGCGGCAAGCTGTTCGACGCCCAGACCCGCGCCCGGGTGTTCTGCGGCACCGCCTGCCGTAAGCGCTCGTCAGATCGCGACATCGCCGCTCGGAAGAACGCCGAAATGGCGCCGATTTCGTCGATAGCGCCGCCGGAAAGCGTAGATTCGCCCCTAATTTCCACCACTCGGCGCGAACTTGAAGAAGCCGGCGTGACTGAGACCGTCAACGGCCAGATCGCCCTCCGGCTTGCCGAGAAGCTCTCCCAGCCCGGCGACACCGGCTCGGCCATGGCGTCACTCGCCCGGCAGTTGGCGACGGCCATGTCCGACGCCCTGGCCTCCGGCACTAAGAAGGCCGACGCGCTCGATGAGCTGGCCGCGTGGCGCGATCGCAAGGCGTCCAATGCCTGACCTCGTCCCGCCGGCACACCTGAGCATCCCGCCGCGGCAGGGCTCGTACGGCGAGGGCGCCGCGCACCTCATGGAGATCGCAGGCCGGCCACTCGACGAAGAGCAGAAGCTCGCCGTGGACGCGATCCTGTCGTACAAGCCCGGCGGGAAGTGGGCCGCGCTTGAGTCGGCGATCATCGAGGCTCGGCAGAACGGCAAGACGGGCGGCGTGCTGCTGCCGGTCGTGCTCTGGGACCTGTTCATGATGGCCCCGGACCGCATCGTCTGGACCGCGCACCTGTTCAAGACCTCCCGCGACGCGTTCAACGACGTCATCGCGATGATCGAGGGCTCGTCCACGCTCTCGAAGCGCGTCAAGCGGATCACCCTGGGCAAGGGCGAAGAGGCCGTCGAGCTGCACAGCGGCGCGAAGCTCGAGTTCCTCGCCCGGAGCTTGGGCGGCGGCCGCGGTCTCGGCGGTAAGCGCATCGTGATGGACGAGGCGCTGTTCCTGTCGGCGAGTTCCATGGGTGCGCTCATGCCGACGCTGTCTGCCCGGTCGATGAACGGCAACCCGCACATCATGTACGGCTCGTCGGCCGGCGTGCTGGGCTCGGATCACCTGCGCACCCTCCGCGACCGGGGACGCAAGGGCAACGACCCGTCCCTCGTCTACCTCGAGTGGTGCGCGCCAGGGTCGTGGGACCAGCCGGGATGCACGCTCGGCCACGATTGTCCACATACGGTCGAAACCGACGGCTGCGTCCTGGACGACGAAACCTTGTGGCCCAGAGCGAGTCACGCGCTGGGCCGCCGGATCAGTTACGAGTACGTGCGTTCCGAGCGCCGGGCGTTGCCGCCGGAAGAGTTCGGCCGGGAACGTTTCGGCTGGTTCACCGAGCCCGCCGGCGTCGATGTCGAGGCACTGGTCGCGAAGTGGACGGCGTGCGCGGACACCCAGTCCCGGCCGACTTCCCGCCCGGTCTTCATGATCGACGCCTCTCCGGGTTTGAGGTCCGCGACGATCGTCGCGGCGATGTGGCGGCCAGACGGGCGCCCGCATCTCGAGGTGGTCGCCCACGAGACCGGCTCCGCGTGGGTACCCGGCCGCGCTGAGCGGCTGCAGAGGCACCGGCCGCTGGACTGGGTGATCGACCCGGGCGGGCCGGCCGGCGCGCTGCTGCCCGATCTGCGGGCCGCGGGCATCAATCCGCGGGAGATGTCTACCCGCGACCTGGGCCAAGCGTGTTCCGCCTTCGTCGCCGCCATCGAGGACGAGTGGCCGCGGCACCTGAACGACCAGGTACTGCTGCGCGCGTTCCGGGCGGCCGCGAAGCGGGACATGGGTGACGGGTTGTGGGCGTGGTCCAGGCGCAAGTCAGACGGCGACATCTGCCCGCTGGTTGGCGCTACCGGCGCGTTCTGGGGCCTGTCCGTTTCGCCGCCGCCGCAAGCTCCGCCGCCGTCGCCGGTAGTAACCAGCACCGCCACCGCCAGATCCGAGACATCCGCGCTGGCCACGGCCGGTTTCTGAGCTGAGGGGGTCCGATGGTCACCGCCCCCGTCAACGAGATCGGCTACGCGAACGCCGCGTCGGCGAACTGGTGGGTCTACGACATCGCGGAGACCACACCTGAGCTCCAGTGGCCGCAGTCGGTATACGTCTACGACCAGATGCGCCGCCAGGATGCCCAGGTCGCGTCCGTGCTCCGCGCGGTTAGCCTGCCGGTGCGCCGCACCCCGTGGCGCGTCGACCCAGCCGGCGCGAAGGCGCGGGTCACGCAGTTCATCGCCGACGAGTTGGGCCTGCCCGTCGTCGGCAAGGAGCCGAAGCCGGCGCCGCGTTCGCGTGACAAGTTCTCCTGGTCGGAGCACCTGTCGCAGGCGCTGCTGATGCTCCCGTTCGGGCACATGTACTTCGAGCAGGTGTACCGGGTCGATCCGGGCGGCGGCCGCGCGCATCTACGCAAGCTGGGGCCACGGATGCCGCGCAGCATCGACCGGATCGACGTGGCCCCTGACGGCGGCCTGATCTCGATCACGCAGTGCGCACCGGTCGGCGGCCGCACGCCGCAGCCCATTCCGGTGAGCCGGCTAGTCGCGTACGTCCTCGACAAGGAGGGCGGCAACTGGCTGGGCATGTCGCTGCTGCGTCCCGCGTACAAGCACTGGCTGATCAAAGACCGGCTGTTGCGGGTGCAGGCGCAGACCGTCGAGCGCAACGGCATGGGCGTCCCGCTGTACAAGGCCGCCGAGCTTGAGACTGACCTGTCCGCGGGCATGTCGATGGCCAAGGCGTGGCGGGCGGGCGAATCCGCTGGCTCAGCCATCCCGTACGGGGCAGACATGGTGCTGCGCGGCGTCGAGGGCACACTCCCGGACGCGGACACGCCGATCCGCTACCACGACGAGCAGATTGCCCGGGCGGTGCTGGCGCACTTCCTGAACCTCGGCACCCAGACCGGCTCCTGGGCGCTCGGCACCACGTTCGCGGACTTCTTCACCCTGTCGCTGCAGACCCTCGCCCAGCAGATCGCCGACGTCGCCACCCAGCACATCGTCGAAGACCTGGTCGACATCAACTTCGGGCCGGCCGAGCCAGCCCCTCGGGTCGTGTTCGACGAGATCGGCTCCCGCCAGGCGGCCACCGCCGCGGCGCTGAAGTCGCTCTCCGACGCCGGCCTGATCGAGCCCGACGACGTGCTGAAGCAGACGATCCGGCAGCAGTACGGCATGCCGGCACCCGACCCGGCCACCACCGCGCCGCCGCCGGCGCCCGCCGCGCCGGTCCAGCCGACGCTGCCGGGCATGGATTCGACGGTCCAGGCCGCCGCCGGTGTCGACACGCACCCGGGTGGCGAGCAGCTCAAGCACTACTGGCTGCACGGCGAGGGCGCAGCGAAGTGGGCGACGTGGACGGAGCTTTACCACCACCTCGTGAAGTACCTAAGCCCGGAGATGGCGAAGCGGACGGCGGCCGAGTGGTTCCACGAGCGCTACGGCTACTGGCCCGGCGACCAGCGCAACGAGCACGGGAAGTGAGGCGCTGCCATGCCTGATCTGATCGGCGTCGAGCTGGCCCGTCCAGGCACCTGGCAGCTGTCCTCGGGGCCGCGGGAGTTCACCGCGGCCATGCTGCGCGACGCCGCCGAGTTCCACGCCTCCACCGGCGGCCAGCGCGTCCCGCTGGGCTTCGGCCACATGGACTCCCGATTCGACGGCGATCCGGCGTGGGGATGGCTTTCCAACATCCGTTACGCCGAGGACGCCCAGGGGCCTGTGCTGCTCGGCGATCTGGTGGAGCTCGACGACTGGGTCGCCGCCGCCGCCCCCGCCAAATGGCCGCACCGCTCGATCGAGGGAGTCACTGGCGTCACCTACGGCGGCCGCGAGTACGGGCTGGTGTTGACCCGGCTGGCGCTGCTCGGCGCCACCCCGCCCGGCATGCCGGTGCTCAAGTCGCTGTCGGACCTCCGGCAGCTCGTCGCCGCGGCCGCGGCGGCTTCCGGCGGCGAGTGGATCGCCGCCTCGATCCCCGAAGCGTCCCCGCGAGGGGCTGAACCGAAGCCAATAACGGAAGGAGCCGGGATGACCTCCCTGGCCAAGTATCGAGAGGTTCTGGCCGGGCTCCCGGACGGCGCCTCGGACGACGAGGTGACGGCGGCTCTCGCGTCGGCCGGCTTCGTCGCACCCCAGCCCGAGCCGGTCCCGGCTCCCGAGCCCGTCGCCGCGTCGGCTCCCGCCGAGCCGGTGGCGGCCCCCACCCCACCCGTCGGCACGCCCGAGACGGTCGTTCTGGCCTCCTCCGTGTGGGAGGAGACCCAGAACACCATCAAGCGCCTCGCCGCGTTCGTCGACGAGACCAAGCGCGGCGAGCGGGACCAGATCCTCGCCTCGGCCGTCGAACAGGGGAAGTTCTTCCCGTCGCAGAAGGCACAATTCGCGCGCCTGTGGGACGCCGACCCGGACGGGACCCGGCAGCTCATCGAGGGCCTGACCCCGAACTCGGCGCTCGCCGTCGCCGCGTCCGGCTACGCCGACCTCGAGGACAAGGAGTTCGAGCGCGAGTTCGCCGGGCTCTTCCCGCCCAGCAACAACGGAGGCCGTCGTGGCTGACTACACCCCGGTGTACACCGCCGGGCAGACCCCGTTCACGTCGACCACCTCCGCCTCGGTCACCGGCGGCACTCTCGCCGCCGTGTCCGGCGCCGGCACGGTCGCTACGGCCGGCGCGGCCTCGACGGTTGTCTGCGGCGTGTTCGCCCAGGACGCCGCGTCCGGCGTGGTCGTGTCGGTGTGGCCGCTCGACGGCCTGGTCCACGAGATCGTCTGCGCCAACGGCATCACCGCCGGCGGCGGCGTTCAGGCCGCCGCGAGCGGCCAGGTCGACCCGGTGACCACCTCGATCGCCGCGGGCTCGGCCGCCGGCACGCTCATCGGCACCGCCACCACCACGGCGACGTCGACCAACAAGGTCCGCTTCCAGGGCCGTCACTAACCCCCGAAAGGAGATAGGCCATGCCCGGTTCCTACCCGGCGGGAGCGCCCACCCTTTCGGGCGACACCCTGTCGATCAGCCGCTTCCTGCAGTCCCCGCAGGCCATCAACCGTCGCCTGCGGGACTACAACGACCTGCGGTTCGTCTCGGACCAGATGCTCACCCAGCGGTTCCGCTCGCAGGGCGGTGCCGTCCTCTACGAGCAGTCCGAGCCGTTCGTGTCCAACCGCACCGCGGAGTCGGTCGGCGCGGGCTCGGAGTACCCGTACGCCAGCCTGCCGACCGGGACGGCCGCAGTCGCGGCGATCCAGAAGTGGGGCCAGAAGGTCCTGCTGACCGACGAGGAGATCGCTCGCAACGCCTACGGCGGCGCGGCGGTCGACCGGTCGATGAAGAAGGTCGTCAACTCGATCATCTCCCAGGTCGACTCGATCACCATGTCGGCGATCGCCTCTGCCGTGACGCAGACGTTCAACGTCACCGCGACCGGCGGCGGCGTGTGGACCGGCGCCACCCCGACGATCCTGCGGGACATCTTCCGCGCCCGCGCGATCGTCATGGCGCTGAACCTCGGCTACAACGTCGACACGCTGGTCGTGAACGACGTGCAGTACGCCTACATGCTGACCGACACCGGCATCTCCAACCTGCTGCGCCGGGAGACCACCGACAACCCGATCTACTCGGGGCAGCTGCAGAAGCTCGGCAACCTGAACCTGATCATCTCGCCGAACCTGCCGGCCACCACGGCGTACATGATCAGGTT